GGAAGCGTCTTTGCCGGCCTGGACTGTGGTGTTGCCCTGAAGGGCGAGTGACGCCGTGACGTTGCCGGCGATATTCTGCGTGGTGCCCGCCGTCATGACGAATGTGGCGTTACCGCCCGCATCGCCCACCGTATAGGTGCGGTTGCCAGATTGCGTGGCGTTGACGATGTTCAAAATCGTGTCGCCCGCCTGATCGGCGGCTGTAAAGCGCACCCGGCCAGACAATGCCGTGCTCGGGAAAATATCCAGTGACCCAGCCGTGCCGGATGCGCCCAAATCCAGATCGGTGGCCGAGATCGACGCCGCAAGCGTTCCCTCGGTGTCGGTGACGGTCGCTGCCGCACCGCTTACCGCGGTGACTTGAACGCTATAAAACGACGGCGTGTCGGTCTTGATGACCCAAACGATGTCGCCGAGACCAAGCCCCGTGCTCGTCGCATCGGAGAAATATCCGGCACCCGTGATGGTCCCAATCGCGTCCGTCGTCGTGTAGAACCAGTGATTATATCCGCCCTGGATAAGACCGCTGAGCAGCGAAAGTGTAGCTGTGGTGTAGGCCATGCGGCTCTCCTATGGGGATAAGAAGGACCGGGCTCCCTCTGGCTGCAAGCCGTCGAATGCCCGGTCCCTGACGCCCCCGCGTCAACCTCTACGTAATCGTCAAACCCGTGCCGGAAACCGTTGCCGCGCCGCCGGAAGTCACGACCGTCACGCGATGCAGCGTCATGGTCGTGCTCGTGTCGGTATCGCAGACCTGGACAATATCGCCGACCTTCATCCCAAGGGCGTCGCCGTTGGTAAAGTAGTCAGTGTCGTCCACAGTCGTCGCCGGGTCCGTCGAGCGATAGGACCAAGTGCGTCCGGCGCCCGTGAGCGGCATCGGCGAAATCAGGGCCGGAGGATTTGATGCAGCGTAAGCCATGTGATGATCTCCTTTCCTCTAGCCTTATGAAGCCACGATCGCCGTGCCGTTGTGATTTACGACGACAACGCCGGAATTTTGGAGCAACTTCGCCCCCATGAAGCCCGAGGCCCGCGCCCAGTAGTACGAGTCTTCACGGTTGTAGTCCGCGTCGATCTCCATGCCCGCCGTGTCCATCGCGTACCCGATGGAATTGCGGTGCCATGCCAGGAGCTTTTCGGTTGCGCCCGTGCGCCCGGAAAGGCGATTCGAAACGAAGAAATTGAACCCAGCCCAGCGCCGCATCTTGCGAGCGGGACCGTTGAAGGGCTTCACGTCCACATAGTCGGCGGAAGCAAATTCCTTGATCTGGAGAAGGTAAGTCATCGCGGCCGGGGACACGGCGAAGAACATATTTTCTTCCTCCTCGATGTCCACATCGTTGGTGCCGAGGATGCCCTGGGCCATCGCGACGAGAGCGAGCGTCATCGTCTGCGAAGCGCCGGTATCGTTCGTGGCCGTCGAAAGTTCGGCGATGATGAGATCGTCGATCTTGCGGTTCAGAACCTTGACCGAGCCTTCTTGGAGAATACGCCGACCGTCGCCCTGCGAACCGAAGATGTCAAACTTCGTGCGGCGCGGCTTGTCGTGCCATTCGGCGAGGGTGCATGAATTTTGAGCCAGGTCGTCGGCGCGTGCCGGGATCAGACCGTTGACGCCGCGCGTGACCGCCGATGCGCCGCCTGTGCCGGCGACCAGAAAGACGGCGGTGTTGCCCTTGATGACCGCCTCGGAAACGGTGGTCATGCGGAAATACGACTGCTTCTGCTCGAAGGTCGCGATGTATTCCTGGCGATATTGTGTCTGCGGCGCTGTGACCACTTGGGCCTCCCATAATTGTTGCGGGTAACGTCCGCAGCAACCGGGAAGCTATCTGTGGAGGCGAGAGGGAAGCCGAGTTACGGGGCCTTCGCCTACGCTAGACAGGGCCGATGTCATTGGCTCTCTAAAGCGCGACCGGGCTCTTACGAGGAAGCGGTCACACGATTAGTAAGCGAGAGCGAGGCGGCGTGTCAAGCCGCGCGCCCCGAGTTTGTCATCCTTTCGCGAGCCGTGAGCAGTTCGAGATAGCGCGCCCGCATCTTCGGATCGCGATTGTAAGTGTCGATGTCGGTCTTCATCACTTTCTCGATTTGCTCAATCTCGCTGCCTAGCGCCTTGCCAACATCGCCGCCGGAGGCATTGACGACCGTGCTGGCTGGATTGAGTTCGCGGGCGAGCTGCGCGAAGGCCCGGAGTATCGGAGCCTGATTGAACAGAAAAATACCCTCCGAATCGCGCGCCGACAGAATCGCCTTGCGCGCATCCTCGGGAACGCCGTTGAGCATGTTGACGATGGCGTTCTTGTTGCCCTTGAATTCCTGGCCCCACTCCGCAATCAGCGCCTCGGTTCCTTCGCTTCGCGCCTGCTCATTTGCGTCCTCGATGGCCTCGGCTTGCTTGGCTTGAATTTGGTAGTAGCTTTGGAGCGCCGAGTGAACGAACTGCGGGGGCGCGTTCAACTTGTGCATGTCAGCGGCGAATTCGCCAACGTAGGGCTTATCGTCGTCGGCGATCACCAGCCCGTTCGGCAGATTTTCGAGGTAGGCTTCCGGCTTCTCTGGGATGCCATTATCCTTGCGATAGGCTGTGATTTGCTCGGGTGTGGCGTCGGCGGCGAGGACGGGTTTCAGCTTCCCTTCCGAGATTTCCTGCCGTGTCACGAGCGCGGAATTTGCCAGCGCAACAGGCGAGGAATGCCGCTTCAGAATATTGAGCGTCTTTTCGTTGACTTTGCCGTCCGCGCCGGTCGCCATCTTCTCGCGCCAATCCGTCGGCCAATCGGCTGCAACCGTGACAGTTTTGTCCGCCCCGGCAGTATCGGAAAGAAGTGTCTTGTCCGCGCCGTTGGTTTTCCCGGCCTCGGTTCCAGTCGCGCCCTTCGCGGCATCTGCGACAGCGCCAGCAGCCACAGCGGCGGCATCGGTCGCGCCTTTGTCTGCGCCGGCATCGACGCCCGTTTTGCCTTCTTCACCTGCCATCTTGTTCCTCCAATATCGCGGGGTTAACTCGGGTCATCTTAATCATTTCGGCGGCAACGAAGCGCCGGCCGTCGGCAAAGGCGGAATCTCGACCATTCGGGTCCTCAGCGGACGGCCTGTAACTGATGTCGAGATAGCGGCAAAGCGCCCCGATAATCCAGTCCCAGGCGCGCTTTTGCTGTTCCGCCGTCGCGGCGCTGACGCTGAGCGCATACATCGCGTTCAATTCCGCCTTGTCGTAAGGGATGGAGGCGAGAACGGATTTGGGCGGCGCGGGGGGCGTCTTGCGGGTCATGCAACCTCAAATTTTCATCCTGCGGGCGCTCCTGTTAGGCCGACTGCTTGGGCCGATTGCGCGATGCCGAGTGCCTGCGCGCCTTGGCCGACGGATTGTGCAGCCTGCCCCGTCGCATGGACAGCTTCGAGCGCGGTCTTAGCAGCGTTTTCCATCTCACGTTGATGCTGTAATTCGGCAACCGCATCGGGCGACTTGACCCACTTCGTCGGCCAGCCGATTCCGTAGAGCGCGTCGCGGAGCGCGGTCGGCGCGTCCGGCACGTCCGTCACGCTCGGATCGAGTTGCGCAGCTGCGGCGAGAATCTGAGCACCGCTGTTGAACAGCGCGCCCTTCTCGGTTCCTTCGGCGCGAATCAGCGGGGACTCGAAGTGAAACTGCACGTTCGCGCCCAAAAGCGCGGGCGGGATTTCATCCTTCGGCCCAAACGCACCGTTCCGCATGAGCAATGAGAAGGTTTCATCGCAGACTTGGCCATTGTAGTCGTCTTCAAGCGGCTCGAACAACGGGAGCGCGCGACGGATATATTCCTGCACGCGGATCGTGACCTCCGTGGCCGTGCTTTCGCGTTCGGCCGGCGGGAGCCCGAGTTTGTCGAGGTAGAACGCATCGCGGAGCTGTTCGCGAATGTCCTGCTGCATTTTCAGGCCGTACTGGAGACCAGTTCGGTCGAACGCGATCGGCTCCAGCGCCTTACCCAACCGCTCGTCGTATTCCTTGTCCGTCCAGGTAATGCCGCCTGATCGCAAGTCGATGTCGGAACGAATCACTCCCTGCACGGCTGTCATCGGCGGGTCTGCCGCTTTCTCGCC